CACCTTTAGCAACATTTTCAGGGACTCTATATATTTTTTCTGGTCCAGAAAAATCGACATTCTCGGCGTTGCCAAACTTCTCAACCATCTTATTGAACAAAAGCGCCTGTGTGTTCCTAAGGTATTTCTTAAGAGGGTCAGGGTTGGGGCTTTTTTCCCTAAGCTGCTCTTTTGTTTTTTGTGTCTCTTGATCTAAGATGACCTCTTCACGAATCCTTTTTTGAATCTTTTCTTGAGCCTCAAGTTCTGATAAGATTTTTCCGTCAGCACCATAATAAACGCCCTTTTTGAGCGGGTCGCTGTATACGCCTGGAACTATCTCTTTCCCTGTTAGCTCTGGTGTTCTTGCAGGGTTATTTTGTGCGACTGCGCCAACTTCTTTTGCTTCAGAGAATTGGTCAAAAGTTCTTTTCTTACTTTCGTTTGATAATCTTCGTCTTTCTGCTTCTAAGAGCCTTTCATCTATTTGTTGCTGGGCCTGTCCTTCGAGCATCTGTTGTCTGCCCCATTCCTCTAGGGCGGCATCTTCAGCTTCTCTCTGTTCCTTGGTTTTTGCAGCATCAGCTTGCGCATTTCTTTGCGCAGCTTCTCTAGCGTACTTTTGAATAAACTCTTCGCTGCTTTTATAACGATTACTCATTTTAAACCTTTACTGAATATACTCTAGTACCGCCTCAAGTGGGAGTGGTACATAGAATTGTTCCCCAACCTTGAATTCTGCCTCAGAGGCCTTTTTGTTATACCAAGCAATAACCCACCAATAATTTGGAGAAGAATAAAACTCATTTGATACGTTATATAGAGTATCAGTAGCTTTCCAAACTCTCAAGACATTCTCGAATGAGCGAATCTCACTTGGAGTTGGATATGTTATGTTTGGCATATCATATTGATATGTTTCTTGAATATCCCTATTCTTGAAGAAGACATTTTTATACTTTTTATCGTTATTTAAAAATATCTGTCTTGCAGTATATCTTGAGTATGGCATATCAATCTTCTCCTAGCACCTCAGTGGCAGCAGCTTCGGCTGCGGCGACGCTTCCTGGATCTTCTTTATAGGCATCTAGAGGATTCTGTAGCTCACCTATGCGACCACCCGTCACTGTGCGATTAAAAAAGTTATTCTCTGTGTCTTCGCTTGGTAATAGGTTAGAAGTATAATAAGGGAAGTTGTTTTGCTCTAATTTCTTATTACGAAACACATATCTATTTCCTTCCTTCTTAAACCCTAACTCATGTTCGTGCAGAATGTTGAACTCGCAATTTAGAAGCACTGTTTTGGGGTAATATTCCATTCCATTTGGTCCCTGTGAGTGGAACATGCCATTTTCAACTCTTGGGTCCATTGTAAAGCCATTGACCCACCCTAAAAGGCCGCCACCAGTTGCATTTCTTATGAGGTTGCCAAAAGAAATTCTCATAAGGGGTCCTTGATTGATGGCTGTTGCCCCTTTAGCGCCTGCTTTATTGGAATACACAGGATACAAGAATGTTAATAAATTGTTGATCTTTTGCAAGTTTAACTTAGCGTCATCGAAGGAGTCTGCGGGAACATTCCAGGAGACAGAAATTGACCTTCTTGTGTTCACAAAGGTAGTAATCTGGTCCATACGACCATAAACATCTTCTGCCATCCAGGTGGATGTGTACATATCTGCTAAGTTCTCTAGATATGCTGGGAAAGTTACACTCTTGCCCGTAGGAACATGCTCGAAAGTCAAGTTCATGTCGTTTCTTACACCGAGGGTTCCCATTCTTTATCCTCCCTTAGTTTGCCATAGTTGGGTTGAGAGCAGTGTTGAAGTAACTTCTTGTCTTTTGTCCCAAAACGTCGCCATCAACTTCTACAGAAGACTTGACCACCAACTCCTGAATATTGAGTTGTATTGTTTCTCTGCTAGCGGCAGTATTTGTTGCTGACATCGACTCCATCCTCTTCATTGTTTCGTCCATGTTTGCGACAGCTTCAACTGGTTGACTGGATGCTTTCGCAGCATCTCTCGCCATGTTTATGCCCATTGCACCAGCGTTAATTCCCACAGAGGCAGCAGTTCCAATCCCAGGTATCATTGCTAGAGCACCGCCTCCGATATCAAGACCAGCACCAAGAACATCACCCTCCATGAGCCTTCCTATACCACTATAAAGACCAATACCTAGGCCAATTAGCGGTAAAGATCTCAACCCTACTTTTCCAGCGCCTTTTGCAAGTGCGCCCATCTTAGATGCTGCACCCGCTGTCGCCGCAGCGCCTCCGGCTGCCGCCGTGGGAACCGCCCCAGCACGAGCCATTTTTAGTGCTTCTTGTGTGCCTATGTTGGGATTAATCTTCTTGATCATCTTGACAGCTTCAAGCGTGCCTGGGTTTGTCTTTGAAAAAGCTCTGCCCAAGGGACCGACCATTGAGCCAGCAGCACCAAGACCACCGCCAGCTTGCATTATATTTTTAATAAATGGCGCTGCCTTGCCTATCATCCCCTTACCAAGCCCTATAACTGCCAGTGCGCCTAGTCCCTGGACCACAGCACCCATATTTCCTTGCATAGTTTTGAGAAGATTTATTTGAAATTCATTAACTTTTTGAACACCGCCCAAAGACTCAATTACTTTATCGAAAGCCTGCTCATTAAGTACAGTAGCTCGGTCTGCAAACTTGGTGAATTTATCTAATGGGTCTGCCTTGCCAACATCCTCTTGGAATGCTGTTATGTCCATTTGATCACCAAATAGTTTGGCTACTGTTTTTACGTCTCTCCCCAAAATACTAGCTAACATTTGTTTTTGACGGCGATCGAGCGCTTGGAAAGATCTGCCCTGAAGTCTAAACTCTTGGCGAAGAATATCGACTCGCTCTTCGTGTGATGCTTTCATTAGCTCTACAGAATTTAGTTGCATCCCAAACTGAGCGTTCATCCGTCCTACAATTTCTGCTGCACCCTGGAAAGTATCTAATTGTTCAGAAACATCAAAAATATCCTTTGTTGACAACCCTAGGCTACGTGCCTGTTTTGCCATGCCCGCAAAGACACGAGTTCCTTCCATCCCAAAGCGTGCTAATTCTGGGGATAGTTCATTCAAGTCTCTCAATAAGACACTCATCCCAAGACCTGTTTCTTTGCTTAATTCTCTTAAGTCTCCGCCAGCTTGGACTGCTGATTCACCAACAATTCCAAAAGCAAATTGTAAATCATCCAACATCTTGCCAGTCTCTTCACCTGACACCCCTAGGAGAGTAAAGTTGCCAGCCAGCATAGTCAAATTGTCTCTCATCGCTGGAGACATGGCGTCAAAAGCAGAGAAGTTTTGATTCAACCCAATTAAGTTTTTCTCTAGTTCCGCTTGAGGAAGATTTAACTGCTGATAGGCTCCTTTAAGTCTTGTAAAGGACCTACTATAACGATCTTGAAAACCAGTTGTTCTTCTTAATTCAACCTGAGTATCATGTATCGCTGATGCAAATTTAGACACAGCCGGTATCGCTGTTGAAAAACTTGTTAAAGCATTTAATTGAGTACCATAGAGAGCGTCAAAGTTTCCTATTAGCCCTGGGAGCATACTCCCAATCCCAATAAGAGACTCTTTTAGCCTTGTTTGGGCTTCAGCTTGTTCGTCGGTCTTGTACTTTAAGTCGTCTAATTTTTCAGCTACTTCGTCATATCTTGCAGACACCTCTTTAAGCTTCTCTGCAAGTTCTTTCTGATTTGCACTACCTTGCTGGACCGCTATATCGTATTCTTGCTTCGCTTTAGTCTTTTCACGTAAAAGAGCAGACTCTTGGCGATGAAGTTCATTAAGCTCTTTTTGTTTTTCTAAATCTTTTGGATCTATAGCCATTAACTAAACCTCTTAGCGGATAGGCCAGTTAATCTTGGCTTCTTTCTCAAACCTTTTTATGGCAACATCTAGGGTTGCCTTCTGCTTGTATGTCATGGGGTTATCAAGTCCGTATTTCTTGATATAATCCATGTATCTTTTTTCGTTCACCAAGGCATCAGTAAATCTCTCTACTTCTATTCTGTTCCCTCGAACACGGACAGGGATTCGACGGCCCTTGTACATCTTAGACAAGAGGTACTGAATCCAGGCGGCGAAGACATTTAAGATGTTCTCATTGAGTTGTTGCTCTTCACGGAGAGCCTCAAAATCTAGAACTTCATTTTCAAAATCGATATTCATATAGACAAACCTCGTATACGTCTGCCTAATAAATAGTAGTCAAATATAATTATCACGGTTTATATGTTCGGCCTCGTCCAGCGGAACTAGCTGCTTTCTTTGTCGCTTCGCTTTCGTCCTTTTTCTGCTTGACTAATCTCTCTAGGAACCACACCCTGACACTAACAGGTAGGTTATATCCCTCAAAAAAGCTCCAGCCGCCATGATATTTTAATTGGAATAGTTGCTCGTATACAGCCTCAATGTATTGCTCACTTAGGCCAAAAAAAGTCAATACCAAGCGGAACCTCCATGTCCGCTTCATAACCGCAATTAGGGCAGTCATATGTTTGTTCGAGGTTAATGTTTGGCACGATTGATGAATAGATGGTCCTTAGGTGTCTTGCGTCCCTTGCCGGCATAGCCTGAATGAAAGACTCGATGGTAAAAGGGCTCTCGTCTCCATTGACAGCAACAACATATGCTCTAAAAGAATCGGTTGTTACTCCTTGGCTCATCTTTCTTTTAGCTTTTCTTTCCATTTCCTTTGTTAGTCTTGTTTCATCGGCGCTTGTCAAAAGACGACAAGTAACCTCTACGCCAGACATTGGCAACTTAATCTGAACTAAGCCTTCCTCAGTCACAGCTACGCCCAAATTCCTAGCTTCCCCTAGAAAGTCATTACATGGTGGCTCTGAAATGTCAAAACTATGCTCATCTGTGGTTCCGCAAGAAGGACATGTCACATTTGTATCATAATCGGCACCATATCCTGTTCTTCTGGCAGCAACCAGCATGGCATTTTTATCTCCTACCAAGAGAGTGTCAACATTAATTGACGTATCCACCAAAACATTCTGTAGCATACGATCTAAAGCAACACCCTCTTTGAGGAGTGAGCGAGATGTGAGAATATCTTCTTCTTTTGCGGTCATGTAGCGAATTTCTACTGTTGTCTGATTATGCAGTGGATGACCAGCGGGATAGAAAATGCCTTTGCTTGGCAGTTCAACAAACTCAGTTGGAACCGACCAATTAAATGTGGGTGCTGGCGCAGCAGCAGCCACAGGTGTATCGTCTTGTGTAAGATTGCCTGGGAGACCCAAGCGGTTATCATTTCTACTCATATTTTGTAACCTTTCTTAAGTATTATAACTTATTGTGTTTTGTTCGTTAAGAACGAGTAGATGGAGGAGTGTTGTTAGATACGCCGCTTCGCTTAAGCTCTGCCCAGTCATATGTGATTGTGCAATTTACTTCTACCATATCATCTGATTCGTAAGACAAAGTGCCACCGAAGTCAATGTTGGTAATGATTGGGTTAATTAATTCCCATCTTTCTACTTCTTTTCCGTCAGCATCGATTTGCTTAAGAACTACATTGCCAATGGTATCTGTAAAAGCTTTCTTGCTAAGGCTTCTACGAGAAATGGTGTCTGTTGAGGGATACTTGTATCCAGCAGTGCCAAGAATATCCAAGAAGGCAAAAGACAAGTCAGGGTTTACAGGGTCTACCAATGTTACTGTAATTGGTTGCCAGGTAACACGACCTGGAAAATTGAAAGTATGGTCAATATATTGATGAGGAATAGTTGAAATCTCTGCGACTGGCTTAGTAGCAGTCTTTACTGTCCATACTGGTATATCACCAGGTTGGTTACCATTCCTAGAAGTGAAACTTAACTCAAACCGAAATTGACGTTTTGGTTCTGCGTTTGCTTGACCCCAAAATAGACTTGCCATTGTTTATTTAGCTCCTCGTAATAAATAGTTACTCAGTGGATTAATCTTCGAAAGATGCTCCGCTGTTTGTAATTATGAAGTCGATTGCGAAGAACTCTACAGCACGGGTTGGCTTCACGTACAACTTAGCATAAATGATGTTGCGATCGATAAGATCTGGTGTGGTTGTGCTTTCATCTAGAATTAGACGGAAGTCATCAATACCAAACTGAGCCTTGACATCACGAAGGACTGGTTCAGCCTGACCCAAGAAGCGATCCCATGTAGCTTGTGCATTTGGAGCAAAGAGAAGTCTTGAGGCGATGAAAGAGATTTCACGCTTCAAGTAAATCATCAAGCGTCGGACATTGATTCGGTCAAGAGCACTTGCTGTCTGTTGTAGTGTCTTTTGACCAAATATTACGATGCCCTCTGCTGGGAATTTGGCGATTGGGTTAATGTTTGTTTCGTACAATCTATCACGGTCATCAGAAGTTAGCTTGCGTGATACATCTACAACTGGTACACCAGCAGCACCTTCGCTTAGTCCGCCTCGGGTGAAACCTGCGGGAGCGAACCAAGGAGCTTGTTGCCTGTCAGTGTTAGAGAGAACACCTAGTGCGGCAACTGATGGTGGTGCCCATAGAGTCTGGTTAGTATTATCGTCTAGGATTCTTACCCATGGGTAGTATGCAGCACCATAGCTGTTATTAATGCTGCGGCGTTCTAGTGCATTAGCAGCATTGTCTGGTGTGTTGTCTTCGTTCCTAGCCTCTGACGAGCCTTTCTCTTCTGTATCGGGTGTGTATGCATTTGGAATGTCAATAATTGCCAACGCATCCGCACGGTCTTCAGCAGCCTCTAGTAGAGAGTTTGTTACTGCTTCAACATGAATACCAGGCATAGTTATTGCATTCATCTGTACATCATCAGGGTCAGATACAATATTGATTGCCTTTCTTAGGGAGAAGAGTTCGTAAGACTTCAATTCAGTGATGCCAGAAATTGCGTTCATCTTGCTATTTCTGAAAGGTTCTCTCTCTGTGATGTCTAGGCCATCGAAACCACCATGCATGACGGTAGTAAATCTGTCAAGACCAGCATTTAGAGAAGCTGTGAAAGAGCCTACAGCACTAACACTTTTTCCCTGTTGTCTGTAGCCAGTGTTGCCACCCAAGTACTGATACCCATCAGCAGTAGAGCCCGAGACATTATCAAGCGAGAAGACCCAAGCGATTTCGTAAGCCTGAGAACCTGTATAGTTGGTTGTTTCACCAGCAACGTCTACTAGTGTGCTGGCTGGATTATCGTTGATACTGCTCAAGTCAAAAGATCTTGGTCTTAGACAATCTGCAATCTGAGGATTGTAGAAAGTGTCTGTTGCACTTCTGCCTGTCCAGGCACCCCAGAAAGTATTTCTTGTATTTTTTGGGCTGCCCCAGGTGTTTTTAGTTCTTGTTGGGACACTTGGGAACTGGATAGAGCCACTGAAAGCGTTAACAGAATCAACGCCGCCAAAACCTAGAATGACATTGCCTGACTGGTTGTGTCCAGCAATGCCGTATGCATCACGGTCATCGCCATCAAGCATTGTCAACACGCCACCACGGGCACCAGTAACAGGTGCGTTCAAGTTTGAACTAAACCCTTGGGAACCACTGATAACGCTTACGTCTCTGTACTTCAATGGACCGAAGACGCCGAATGGTAGCCATCGGGTTTCCCCAGAGCCAGCAGCGACATCATCGTTCATTACAACACGAATGTAGTTGGACTGGTTTTCGAACTCGCCATACTCAACATTGCGCTGATTGGCAGTATCATAAACTTCGTACTTGTCACCAATTCGCTTAGCAATGTAGTTTTCTGAAGCTGGGTTGAGGTTTAGGTTATCGAATCTTTCAATAATCTGTTGTCTGTTATCAGTATCAGAGATATTACGTACCAAGACTGAGAAGCTACCGTAAGACTGGTAGTCGCCCTGTGGAGCCTTGATATTAGAGATAGATATTTTTACTTCCCTTTGAGCCCACTCGCCGGCAGTTAGTGCCTCAAGGCGGAATAGCTTCTGCTGGTTACGAGCACGATAGCCTGCTGTGTTGGTGCTTAGATCTTGTGAAATAAACCAACCAGTTGTAGCCTTCTTAGCTGCGCCATTGAAGTCATTTTGTTGAACACTTGCGTCAGCGCCGTTCTGAACCATTGGAAGAATAGCGGCGTGGAATTTATTGGTGTCAGAGCCACTCAAAAGCCCAATACTGTCATCACCTTTAGCTGTTAAAGAGTACTCATATGTCTCACCGAGCCAGTATGTTCCGCTCTGATAAAAGTTGCGTGTACTGTCAGATGTAATATCAGAGTTTGTAATTGTTGGGTTTGTGTTAAGAACTTTTCTGATAAAGTTTCTTGAGTTAGGATTCAAGCTTACTTGAACTGTTTCGCTTGTTGAGCCACTAAAGATTAGTGTGAAGTCGTCTTTTGAATCTATAGCATATACAGTTGAGCCGAAAGAGTTCTCTAGTTCACGAGATGCTGTGTTAGATGTACCAGACAAAAGAACTCGCCCAGATTCCATGTAAATTTGTGCAGCGACTGCACCGCTAACAACAACATCTTCGTTAGACAAGGAAGATGATGGCCAAACAACCAATGAGTAGACACCGCCACTATTATTGGCTGGACCAGCAGTGCCGACGGCAAAACCTGCCTTACCGCTTGATAGTGTTGCGGCTGAGTCTTGGTCCCCAAGAACTCGAAGGAATGTAAGAGGAGAGTTGTTCCTCAACCAAGCCTTGGCAGCATATGCAGCATAGGTTGGAGCAGTGTTATTGCCTTCACGCCAAACATCACCACCTTCGTTACCCGCTACGGGGTTTCCGAAAGTCTGAACGAAGTCGGAAAAAGACTCCACTCTTACAGGCTTGTTGGCAGGTCCTTTTCGAGACCGACCAATAACAACTGGTCCTACTTCTGTTGGTGTTGCTGGAAGTTGTGAGCGATCAATCTCATCAATGAACACTCCAGGGGAAATGAACTTAAACTTTTTGGTGGAGTTATCAGCCATCGAAATGTATTCTCCTCGGTCTTATGCGTATAAAGGTATATAGCAAAATTACACTAAATACCAATAATAAATAGTAGGGTGAGATTCCAAACGCCAGGTTGATTATTCTCTGTATTTATCTTTTCTGCCCGCATGGAACTCAGGCTCGTCGCCGACTACTGCCCTTTCCCTGCCAATTGTAACTTCAGCGGCGGATTCACGCCTAATAACGGCAGGAACATCTTCATTTTTGTCTGCTCCGAGAATGTAACCTAAAACAGTAATTGTTGTGGTGGACTTGAATATTCTTTCGTCTGTGTTTAGCCCCGCATTATTGCTTTCATTTGAGAATGTCTCATCTCCGAAAGCCTCATAGACGTTTCCTTCGTGCTCAATCTTGAAGGCCACTGGTGTTGAGAACCTTCCCATCATCGCAGCGATGATTTGGTTCATCTGTTGTTGATACTCAGCGGCCATCTTAATCTCGTAGGTTATCTCTACATAAGTTGGCATAGGCACGTACAGTGTGTCATACACTGCTTTTTCGTTATCAAAGGGAAATGTGCTTTGATTATATTTCTTTTGTGCCGTCGCATTCGCACGGTCTCTTGACTTCTCCTGATTAACTTGGCGAGCGATTGGAATAGCACCACCACGCTTATAGAAATCAAAATATGGTGGAATATAGACACCGTACTTACCCTTATTAGAAGGATTGTTGATCATCTGTCCACGAATAATAGAAATAAGTGGGTATTCTAGTGTTCTGCCGTTTTTACGTATCCTGGGGTCATCCTTTATTGAAAAGGCACGCTCAGGAGAAGCAAAGAGAACGGGCACTTTGTGAAAGCCCTCATTTGTGTCGCAAAAGATATTTAGCTCGTCATTTACAAAGTTATAAAGCGCTCTATCGATGTCCTCTATGGTAGAGGGTCGGAAACCATATCTTGCTTTCAAATCTTGATTTAACTTTGTTCTTTTAGGCATAGTCTAATTTCCTATAATCTTTTCCCTGGATTGAACAGACCTTTGCGTGCTTGTCGGCAAGTGGCTTGGACACCCAAAGCCTGTCCGTCGGCAAAGTCTGCATCTTGTCCAAAGAGATACCTGGAGTCTTCAAATACATCTACAATCTCAAAATACTGAGCATCGTATTGAATAAAGTCTCCAGGGCGAACAAACAAGTCTTGATCTTCTACGAGCCTTCTCTTATGGAAATTGACGGTAATATTAAAAATACTATCAAATCCATACTCATCCTGTGTTCTCGTTGATCCTTCATAGTTTATCAAAGAATATACACGGATTGGTGGAAGGAATGTTTTTTCTATTGCTTCCCCGTAAAGATCGTTATAGTTTGTGGTTTTTATATCAAGCGGAAAGTAAAGAACCTGTTGACCAACAACGTGTTCAATGACCTCGTCGTTGATTTGCTTTACAAAGTCTCTTTCCGCTCTACCAACGAATAGTGGTGGTGGAGGAGTTGCTGGCTGGGTCCATCTGTTTTGAGCCATCTATCTAACCCACATAAATGCCCATTGGGATTTTCCCAACGACTTCTTGAAGGTTATTCATTAGCTGAGCGTCGCCTTCAGCAAGGGCACCATAAGCCATCTCATCCAAAACACCCTTGAGTTCATCTCTAAGAGCATTTTGTTCTTCTTTTGCCTCGGAAATCAGAGCAGGACCATTAAGGGTGACTTCATTTCCTGGAATTGGAATTGAGGCTAATTTAGATCTTACCTGACCTAGAGTTTCTTTTGCCAGCGACAGGGCAAAGCGACGAATCCACTGCTTACCAATGCTATTAATGTTTTTGTATGGAACATTTGGAAATGGCAGCGTGTTCATATTATTCACGCCATCAGCACCATATTTCCTAGTTGGATCTTCTTGGAAAGCGTCTTCCGCTACTCGAAAATCTACCCAGAACTTTGTTGGTCGAGTTCCGCTAGGAGTCGGGAAGATTCTTAATTTATTATTATTAATTTTGAAAGAATAGTGTGACGCCCTTACATTAAGATCCTCTTCAAAAGCATAAGCTTGAAGAACATTTTGCCAAGCTGGGACTAGCTGAAATTGACTATCGTCAGCATACATCCCATAAGTAGAGAGGTTTCCTACAGCACCAATTGAATATCCACCGAAGAAATTCCAAGTGCTCTGAGGTGTTCTATAATAAACACGTTGAATAGTTATGGCACTTGTTCCGACACTCCCTGTAAAAGGGGAACCAGCTTCCAAAGAGGCGCTGTAAATAATATCTTGGAGGTCATAATCCTGCACATCTTGCACAGCATCAAAAGACGCAGAGTAGATTGTCTGTGAAGCGCCAACACCAGCATGGAGACTTACGCCACGACCGACATGTGTAGCATACCCAAGTTGGAAGCGTGGGAATTTAAGGTTTGGCTTAGTAGTGATGCCGCCAGACCCTGAATACTCCGTGAACTCGCCGTCTTCATCGAAAGAGCCGGTGGTGTTACCAAGCATGTCAGAAAGGACATTTTTAGCTTGGTGTGTATTGATTAAGTAAGAATATTCTAAACATGCCTCTTCATAAGCATTATATACAATAGCTGGTGTTATCTCTAGGTCTAATACTCTCCCGCCAAGTTTATTGTAGGTGTATGCTACTTGGTCGGTAGCACCGCTAACAAATGCATCTGTGCTATAGATTCCATAGGATAAAGAATTTAAAACATCATCAGCGTTACCTGTTGCTGGTAAAACAACAGCACTTACTGTACTTGCGGGTTGTAGGTTTGTAGGCATTATTAATCCTCGCTTATTGTATAAATAGTTTTGGTGTTCCCTATTTTGTCCCCTAATAAGAAAACCCCGCCACTAGGACGGGGTTTTCTCAGGTTTATTCACTCCTGTGGGAGTTTATTAGCCGACGTCAGATACTAGATCTGCACAGACAACCAAACCATACATGTCAGGACGTACCATCTTCTTGGCGTAGCGGGTCATGACACCCTTACGAGGTACGAAGTCCTCTGGTCCAAAGATGGTTGGTGTGACTTGTAGTGGTACGTAAGGAGCATATACGTAGCCGCTTTCTAGGAAGCTGCTGCCCTTACGTCCTACTAGAAGTAGGTTACGTGGGAAGTAAGGATCGACGTGAATGTCCATCTTACGGCTAATAGAACCAACTTGCTTGACGCCCCAAGAGCCAGCAGCATCAT